TTAATAGAACTCGATATCCTTTATTTTAAGGGAACGACGTTTCTTTTTATTGTCATTCTTACCTAATACATATTCGATAAATATATTCTTAATTGCCATTTGAATAAATTCAGCTTTTTCTTCATCACTTGAAATATCCCACATTTCAAGCAACAAACTTCTATATTGTGTAATATCTTCGTTGCTATACTGCTTAACTTCTTTATTCTCGTTTTGTTTCTTATATTCTTCAATCGCTGCATCTGTTTCTTCAATCAGTTCAGCTAACTCGTCTTCATTCATAAGTCCGTTAGCATATAGCTTATGGTATCTTTTGCGTTGCTGCATAACCTTATTGATATCAATCGTTACTTCTTTTTCTTCTGTATCTTCTACTATTTCGTATTGCGTCAAATCTTTACGTTGTAGATACTCATAGAATACACGTTCTACTTCTTCGGCACGTATATACACAGGCTTTGCATTAGGTGTCTCTTTGCAATTATTACAGTAATAGTGCTTGTTATAATATACTCTATCTTTCAATGTTACCTTATGAGTATTCATCGTTAATTTATTATGACAAGTAGGGCAAACTAATTTACTTCTGAATATAGATACGTGCTTTATCTTTTTAGTATTAGTACGTTCTTCTAATCTATCCTTAACTTTCTCATACATTTCTTCGGTAATAATAGGCTCGTGGTTATTCTCTAGGTAAACGCCACCCCATTCAAAGTGTCCTCTTGTGAACGGACTTCTCAATGCTCGTGTGATTGACCTATCTTCCCACTTTCTATTATTCGGTGGTGGAATGTCTGAATTATTCAATTTACGTGCTATTGATTTAGCGCTCTTACCTTTTAACGCCTCCTCATAAGCAAATAGCACGACATCTTTATACTTATTAGGCACAAACTTATTATCGACACGATCATAATAAAACGGTGGAGTAGTCAGCATGATACCTTTTTTAAGTGCTGCAAGTTTCCCCATTTGTGTACGTTCTCTAATTGTTTCACGTTCCCATTCAGCCATAGCACCGACTAACGTTACAAATAATCGTCCCATTGCTGTTGATGTATCGTACACTTCGGTAGCACTCCTAAAAGCTACATTATTCTGTTCAAATATCTCTAGTAAGTCCAATAAGTCACGTACATTACGTGTAAGCCTATCTAATTTATACACTAGAACTAAATCAAAACGTTTAATATCATTCATCAACCGTTGTAATTCTGGTCTATCACGTTTAGCACCAGAGAAACCAGCATCAACAAATACGTCAGCTACATTCCAATCATTTATCTCACAAAACGATTTCAGTTTCCTTTCTTGTTCTTCGATAGAATAGCCATGTTCTTTTTGCTCTAGTGTACTGACACGGCAATATATTGCTACGTTCATTAAATCACCTCAAAAAAAGTAAAAAATAATAAGGGTAGGTGGACTACCCAAATCTATTTCTTCTTAATCAATATCTTTATATTCAAACACTCGTGATGGCTCAAATTGAATAACGTATTTACCATAGCGAGTTTCTATACCATATTTGTTATCACAACGACTTTTTATCTGTGATTTCTTTATGTTTCCATAAAGTTCAGTATATGTGCTTATCCTATTAATTTTTTATGACTTTAAGTATACATTTTTGAAATATTTTTCAATTTCATATTTCATTATTAATTCAGTCATATATTTATTTTCTTTGAATTCTAATTGTAATTCTTTAATTTTATCAATAAGCAAATCTTCTGCTGTTTTATCCATATTTACTCCTTTATTTAAAATGATTTTTGGCTTACTACAACTCTACATTTTACTGCTTATTCACTTTGTGTTTCGGCTACTTCTTTTTGTCTATTTGCCCAACTCTCATAACTTTCATTTTTACCAACCCATACAGGTCCTCCAACGTGTGCATTAGGATCATTTGCTACTTTTTCACTTGCTTCTTTAGCAGCTTCATAATCACCTCGACCATAACCCATTTGAGATTCATCATGAGTTGTAGGTGGTATTTCTTGAGTATTTGAAGGTTGATTATTTACTTGTTGATTATTAGTTTGAGTAGATTGGTCGGTTTGTGAATTGCTACTAGCACTAGCTACGTTATTTTGAGCATTATTTGTTGGCTGACTATTATTATTTGAATTGCTAGTTGAACTAGAATTATTTGATGTAGAACTTTCTGAAGATTGTTTATTAGAATCATTTGAATCACTAGTTGTTTTGTCATCTTCAGTTTTACTTTCTTTAGAATTGTTGTCATCTGTTTTAGCACTAGCTACATCTTTTGAATTATCATCTTCTGATGCACCATCTTTTTTACTATTATCTGTTAAATCTTCAGTTACTGAATAATCTTCAGATTTTAAGTCATCTAACTTAATTGTTTTAGTACCTAATTTTTTACCATCAGCACCTTTTGTAGCTTTTAAAACTACATCTTCATCATTTTGTAATTTATAAGTCATGATACCTTTTGCAGTTTTGCCTTTTTTAATAGTATCGTTACTGTGTTCGTTCCATTCACCAAGTTTTCCGGTAGTAGGTGTAATTCCGACATCTAATTTATTTACAGTATTATCACTATCTTGAGTTGCTTCAAAACAAGCAATCCATACATTCATTGAAGTTATATCTTCGCTATCCGATTTGTTTTTAACATGGTACTTGAAAGCTAATAATTTATCACCTGAATCTTTATCATTAAGAATAAAAGTATCATCAATTTTTAATACTGCTTGATCAATAACTAGAGTGTCGTTTGCGAATTGTGGTTTATTTTCATTTACTGATTTTGTTTCGGTATTATTAGACTTTTTGTCATCTGAATTATTATCGTCATTACCACATGCACCTAAAACTAATGTACTGGCTAACAATACACCAAAAACTTTTTTCATTTTTCAAAAAATTCCCTTCGTATTAATTTTTGTGTTCAAATACACGCAATGGTTCAAATTGAATGATATAACCATCACAACATACAGAATATCCATGCTTTTTCTTATAATGGTCAAGGGTTTCTAAAATAAATTGTTCTGTTACTTCAAAAAAACAAGCAAGCTCATATAAATTTTGAACACCATGTTTAAAGGCATCAATTATTCCTTTTAAAGTTATAATTCGCTCGCTTGATAATCTTCGTGCTTTTAATTCATATTTTTTATTTTGTATATCATTTACATTAAGAATATTACCGTAAGTGATTTCATGGTGAGCTAACTCTTCAGATAAGATTTCTAGCTTTTTAGCATTAGATAAATTTTTATCAATCAATATAACTCCATTATCATAAAACCCTTTAAACATTCCGGGCAATTCGAATGAGTCGCAAATATGTAAGTGATTATTCTGGATTATTAATTCTTCATATTTCCCCACATAATCAATCCCTTTTACGTGCCTGTCTTACTAATTCAGCAAATTCTCTAATTCTTTTTAATTCTTCTTCTGTAAAATCATCATCCAAATGTGCTGCAATAGTATCTTGTTTAACTTCTTCATTTTGAGATTCAGTAATTCTAGATTTTGGTACGCCAAAATAATCAGCTAGTTGTTGTATTTTTTGAATTCTTGGATATTTATTTTGTTTAATCCAATTTGAAACAGTAGGTTGTGATACGCCTATAGCATCTGCTAATTGTTGTTGATCAATGTTTTTCTCTTTCATCAGGCTTTGTATATTTTTTGATAAATTTTTTCTAACGTTATTTTCCATGTTTTTACTCCTTTAATATTACTTAATGTAATATTAAGTTACCATATGTTATATTACTTTACAATACTTTTTATAACTTTTTTGCTTTTTTTATAACTTTATGTGTTGACACATACCAAAAAGTAATATAAAGTTATATTTGCGAAAGCGAGGTGGAAGAAATGCCTGAGCAATTATCAATAAAAACATGGCGTCACGTTTTTGAGATGAATCAACAAGAAGTAGCTGATAAGCTTGGCGTAACAGCTAAAACTGTCGGTCAGTGGGAAAAAGATGGTGCTACTCCAAGTAATGTTGTCATCTATGCTTTAGCTAAGTTATATGAAATTGATATAGACCAGATTAAGGTCTAAAAAATTTTAACTTCATATATAACTTTTTATAACTTTAAGGAGGTCGTAATAATGAATCAATTACAAACATTCAACTTTGAACAATTACCAGTAAGGACATTAGAAATAGATAACGAACCTTACTTTCTTGGTAAAGATGTTGCAGAAATCCTAGGTTACGTAAGAAGCACAAAAGCTGTTCAAGATCACGTTGATAAAGAAGATATTCGTGAAGTCCCAATTCGGGATTCCATCGGTAGGAATCAAAAAGCACCTTTTATCAACGAATCTGGTCTTTACTCAATTGTGATTGATGCAGCAAGACAAAGTAACAATCCAGAAATAAAGAAAAAGGCAAGAGCATTTAAGCATTGGATAACTAGAGAAGTTTTACCTTCAATACGAAAAACAGGTAGCTATCAAACTAAACCTTTAACCACTTCAGAGCAAATACAATTGATTGCTCAAGGAAACACAGAACTTGATGAACGTGTTACGGCCATTGAACAAAGTTATCCAATTATGCATGGAGAAGCAAAACATATTCAAAAGTTAGTTGGCCAAAAAGTAGCAGAAGTAGTTAGGAACAAATTCAATGGTTACTACAAGCAAGTTTCTAAAAAATTGTTCTCAGAAATTTATAAAAGCATCAAAAATGTATTTCAGGTTCCAAGTTATACGTGTATTCCAAGAGGTCGTTATCAAGAAGCAGTGAAATTTGTTGAACAATGGCAACCACCTTATGACACAGTTTATCAATTAGAACTTGATTTGAAGGAGGGACAATAAATGCCACCACATATTCAAACAATGATGTTCAATCACTTTAAACATCATCTACCAGAAGCACTTGAAAGATGCAGAAAAAAAGAAAAAGAAAGAAAGGAGAAAGAACGTGAGCAACAAAGACTTGCTAATTGATCACTTACGACGTACTAATCCATACAAAGCACCTGAACATATATATGACGCAGCAGACGATATTTTTAGTCATTATCCAATTGAGGTTGACGACTTCTTACATGAAGAACAACAAAGAACATTACTTCAATGTTTGCGTAATACAGAAACATCACAACGTGCTTTAAAAATGCGAATCAAAATGTTGTATAGCGTAGAAATCTATTAAGGAGGTGATGAAATGAACGTAGAAGATAAAAGTATTCTAATCGCTGGAACAATGTTCTTAACGTTGGCAACTGCATTATTCATTACAGGAATGTTCTTCATGAAAGCATTAGGAACAGCGCTGTTAATTGCACTAGCGACATATGTGTTCTTTGACAATTTTTATTACGAAACGGAGGAGTAAAAATGGACTTAATTCATGAAGTTAGAAAAAAGATGAAACAAGATAAGTTAAGCGTGAATAAACTAAGTTACTTAATAGGTCTTTCTAACGGTTACATTAGCAAATTATTAAATGGTCAAAGAAGAATTACAGAAAGGGTTGAGGTCATTTTTAAAGATTATGTGTCTGGTAAATACGACGATATAGAAATACCAAGACATACAGATGACAAGTTACAAAGAGTGTATCTTCAAGGTTACAGACAAGCAATTAAAGACATGAAAGAATTTATTGAATTAAAAAAAGACTGAATGCTATCGGCAAATAGCAAACAGTCGAAGACTAAAAAATTGTATGTACTTAAAATTTACAACTAAATAAGGAGGTAGTCAATTGTGAATTTAACTATTAAAAAACTGACAATCGAAAACTTTGCAGGCTTTAAGAAACAAACATTTGAATTTAATGGCCATGATGCAAGAGTGTATGGTGCAAACGGAACTGGCAAGACAACAACTGCTACTGCACTACAATGGCTGTTATTTGATAAAGGTTTAGATGGTTCAACGAAGTCATTTAATCCAGTACCGTTAAAAGAAAATAACGAAGAAGATTATGAACTTATCCCAACAGTTGAAGTTGAATTAGATAAAGATGGTAAAACTTTAAAAATCAGAAAAGAAAGCCATCCGAAATACACTAAAAACCAAAGTAATAATCGCAAAGAATATAGTCGTTCTAGAACAAAGAAACAATATATTAATGATGAAAGTTTAAAAGTAAAAGACTTCCAAAGTCGCATTGCTGAACTGGTAGATGAAGATGTATTTAAACTCATTACTAATCCTGCAGCATTTAATGATTTGGAATGGAAGAAACAACGTGAATTGTTATTTGAAATTGCAGACCAAATTGATGATGAAGATATCATCAAAACAAATAAGGACTTTAAGGATTTAAAAGATATCTTAGGTGATCATGATATCGAAGTAAAAACAAAAATCTTAAACGATAAGATTAAGCAAATTAGAAAAGATATTGAAGATATACCCGTCCGAATTAATCAAACTGAAAGCAATAAACAAGATGTTCCTGAGCATGATGAAGAACGTTACAACACAGTTAAACAGCAAATTGAACAGTTAGGTAATGAGAGAGTGGATATTCAGAATGGCAAAGCTGAAATTGACCTTCGCAATCAACTTGCAGATAAACAAGCAGAACTGAAACGTTTTGAAGATAATCATGACGCTAACAATGAAGGGCGCATTCATGCAGCAACAAATGAACTAAGCGTAGAAAATGGTACGGTGGCCAACTTAGAAACGAAAATCAGAAACAATAAACAACAAATCGAATACGAATCAAAACGTCGTCAAGAATTACTTTCTGAATACCATGCGTTTGAAGCAAAAGAAGAAGAAATTAAAGCTAAACAATTTGAACCTAGTACCGATAATGTTTGCTCTTGTTGTGGCCAAGCATTACCACCTGAACAAGTTGAAGAAGCAAATAAAAAAGCAGTGGCCAATTTTAACAAACAGAAGTCCGAAGATTTAGAGAACCTTGAACAAAAGAAAGCAAAAATATTTTCTGATGGTAAAAGAATTATGCCATTAATCGAAAAATTAGAAAGTGAAAATAATGACTTACAAATTAAAGTCAATGAAGCTAATGAAAGAGTACAACGTATTGAAAATCGAATTAATAAATTGAAAGCAGGCAATATTGATATTACTCAGACAGATGAATACAAATCAATTCTAAATGACATCAATGAAATCAATCAGAAACGTAAAGATATTAAAGCTACTATTAGCGATAAAGTAGCCAAGATTGATGAACAAATTAATGAACTCAATCAAGAAAAAGTTGCATTTGAAAATGCTAAAGCGATTGAAAGTTCAAATGAGCATCTTGATGAAGTCATTAAAGATTTACAAAGCGAAGAAGATCAACTACTTGATAAGAAAGAAGATTATGAACATCAACTTTATATCTTGAAAGAATTTACGACTACCAAAGTCAAAATGCTTACTGAAAACATCAATAAGAAATTTAAAATGGCTAACTTTAAGCTATTCAATCATCAAGTTAACGGTGAAATCAAAGAAACATGCGTCTGTACAGTTGATGGCGTTGAATATAACGGTGGACTTAACAACGCAGCAAGAATCAATGTCGGCTTAGATATTATCAACACATTATCCACACACTATGGAATCACTGCACCAATCTTTATCGATAACGCAGAAAGTGTGACAGACATTATTTCAACAGAAGCACAACAAATTCAATTAGTAGTAAGTGGCCAAGATAAAACATTAAGAATGGAGATGATTTAGTATGACAGCTAGTGCTAAAAAGATTGGTCAAAGAATCGTTAAGATACGTGCTGAAAGAAATCTCACACAAAAAGACTTTGCTAAGAAGTTAAAGACACAATCAAGTGTCGTAAGTAATTGGGAGTGTGGAAGAAACAAGCCTAATAAAGTGATGTTGGCCAAAATTTCAATCATGACAAAAATACCAGTCGAAAAATTAACAGAAGAATAATCATTACAAAATATAAATTTGGAGGACTAATAAAATGACAAAAAATCAATTACAAAAAACAAATAACCAATTATCGAAAGAACAAAATGTAAGTGAAAAAGTGTTTGATAGAATTGCCAATCTCAAATCTCAAGATGCTTTACAACTACCTAAAGAATACTCATATGCTAACGCTTTAAAAGAAGCATGGTTAATCATCAGTCAAGACAATAAGTTGATGAGATGTACAGATTCAAGTAAAGCTCAAGCCTTATTAGGAATGGTAACACAAGGTTTAAATCCAGCTAAGAATCAATGTTACTTCATTCCTTATGGCGACAAAATGAAAATGCAAGTAAGTACGTTCGGAAAAATCTTATTAACTAAGCGTGCAGCAGGAGCTAAAGATGTTATTGGCCAAGTTATTTATAAAGGCGATTCATTTAAACAAGAATTAGACACAACAGGTCGAGTAATAAGCATTACTCATGATCAAGACTTCTTCAATATTGATACTGATAACATCATTGGCGCATATGCAACGGTAGTATTTGATGATAGTCGTCAAAATTATATTGAAATCATGACAATTAAACAATTGGAAAAAGCTTGGATGCAATCATCAATGATTAAAGATGAAGTAGCTTTAGAAAAATCTAAAACGCATGGTGATTTTAAAGAAGAAATGGCCAAAAAAACAGTTATTCATCGTGCTACTAAGAAATTCATTAATAGTTCAACTGATAGTGATTTAGTAGAGAACGAACAAATTTTAAGAAAAGAAGTCCTAGATGCAGAAGTAGAAGAACAAGCGAACCAAGAAGAACTCGATTTTGAGCAACCACAACAATATGAAGATGCTCAATTTAAAGAAGTAGAAGAACCTGAACCAGCTGATGTAAGTAACTTTGAAGAAGTATCACAAGAAGCACCTAAACAAGAAAGTGAGAAAGATCCATTTTAATAGAAACTTTAGCAACAGGATCAAATGGTAACTGCTATCACATTAATGATGGCAGTACCTCACTTCTTATTGAAGCTGGCATCAAATTTGAAAAGGTTCAGAAACACTTCAAAGGTCGAACAAGAAAAATCAAAGGTTGTTTAATCACTCACGAGCACGGCGACCATGCTAAGTATATAAAGCAATATGTCAATGAAGGTATTAACTGTCATATGACTGTAGGCACTCAGCAAGCAATTCCTACAGAAAGCCATAGAATATGCACAATCAAAGCAAAACAAGAACTAAGAATCGGTACATGGTCGATACTACCGTTTGATATTGAACATGACGCTAATGAACCAGTTGGCTTTTTGCTCAAAAGTGTCCATGGTTACAAAGTTTTGTATATCACAGATACAAAATATCTCAAATATAAGTTCAAAGGCGTTACACACATGATGTTAGAAGTGAACTACATCTACGAACAAATGCAGCAAAACATTAAAGACGGTGTAATTCATAACGTATTAGCAAATCGTATTATGGAGTCTCATTTTAGCTTAGAACATGCAATCGGAATGTTAGAAGCAAATGATTTATCAAAACTAGAAGAAATTCACTTAATTCATTTAAGTAGCAATAATGCAAACGCTACACATATAAAACAAAGTATTCAGGAAGTTACAGGCGTTCCTGTTTATGTAGGAGGACATAATCAATGACAAATAAATTCAGAATTACAAAAAAGAAAGATGGAACAGTAAGTTATCACATGGAGGGTAGTTCAGACTTCATTAATAGCATTTCTGATAAAATTTTAAATTCTAAAAAAACATCTAAAACTGATTTGATGAAGTTATGCAAACCATCTGAACAACATAAACCAACTGATCATCATATAAATATGCCAGCCACTATTAAACCGACACCACCAAAAAAACAAATATCTCTCGTTAAACCAGAAGGTGAAACAGTGTATTCAGAAAGTGAACCTAATACTATGGCTGAAGCGTTAAAACAATTAGATATTAAAAAAGAAAATGATGATCGACCTGAACAGCCAGAAGACACATCTTACTACTACACAGGCATTAAAGAAAAAGATGGTAAAAAGTTATATCGCTGCCGATATATGTGTCATTCATGTAGCAATGTTGGTAATCACTATATCCCTCACTTAATTGACAACGTGCAATGTCATAATTGTTCAGCTGATTTACCTGTGAAAAGTGTAGCTGACATGACAGGTTATAAAAAAGATTTAAATGCTAATTGGTACGTTGCCGGACAATATTTACCAAAAACAAAGTAGGAGGACAATAAATGATTAACAGAGTCGTATTAATAGGTCGTTTAACTAAAGATCCTGAATTTAGAACAACTCAAAGTGGAGTTGATGTTGCAACTTTCACACTAGCAGTTAATCGCAATTTCACTAACGCACAGGGCGAACGTGAAGCTGATTTTATCAATATTATCGTATTTAGAAAACAAGCACACAATGTTAACAACTATTTATCAAAAGGAAAACTAGCAGGCGTTGATGGTCGCATACAATCACGCAGTTATGAAAATCAAGAAGGTCGTCGAATATTTGTGACTGAAGTAGTTGCAGATAGTGTCCAATTTCTTGAACCTAAAAATTCAAATGGTGGTCAACAAGACACTTACCAACAACAAACTCAATCACAAACACAACGTAGCCAAAATACTAAACCACAAGGACAAGATCCTTTTGCAAATGCTAATGGGCCAATCGATATCAGTGATGACGATTTACCGTTTTAAAGGAGTGAACAAACATGACATTAGGTAGAAAAATCAAAGAACGTAGATTAGAAAAAGGACAAACACAAACGGAATATGGAGAAGAATTCGGAGCAGGCAAATCATTAGTTTGCCAATGGGAGAAAAGCATAAATAAACCTAATCGAAAACGATTAAAAATGATAGCTGATGACATGGGAATCACTGTTGTTGAGTTATTAGGGAGTGACGAAAAGTGACATTAGGAGAAAAAATCAAAAACCATAGATTAAATAAAGGAATGAATTTAAGAGAGTTTGGAGAATATATCGACAACACTTCTGACAGTATAGTCAGTCGTTGGGAAAAAAACCGTTCAGTTCCCAAAGCTAAAAGACTTAAATTAATCGCTGATGATATGAACATTACAGTTACCGAATTATTAAAAAGCTAATGAACTTCAACCAGTTTGAGAGTGAGGTGTTTGTATGACTGGTTGGATAAGTTTGCACCGTTCAATTCAAAAACATTGGTTGTTTGAAGAAAAAAGAAAGTTTTCACGCTTTGAAGCATGGATTGATATTTTGTTGATGGTTAATCATTCAGATAACAAAATCATGCATGATGGAGACTTGATTACTGTCAAACGAGGTCAAAGAATCACGTCACTTAGACAACTTGGAGAGCGTTGGAGTTGGTCAATAACTAAGGTCGATAAATATTTAAAAACTTTAGAAAGTGATGGAATGTTAGTCGTAAAAAAAGACACCAAAAAAACAGTTCTAACCGTTGTCAATTATGACGATTATCAAGATGAAGATTTGAAAAAAAGACACAGAAAAGACAGTGAAAAGACAGAGAAAAAACACAGAAGTAACACAGAAAAGACACAGAAAAAAACAAACAATAATGATAATAAAGAGAATAATGAAAACAATGATAATAATGATGTTGTTGTAGGCGACGACTTCGCTACGATTTACAACCTGTATCAAGAAAACATTGAACAGATACCAAGTCCAATTACAACTGAAAAACTAACTCAAGATATGGATCATTACGGAAAAGAGTTAGTAGCGTATGCAATAAGAAAAGCTGCACTCAATAATTCTCATAATTACAAATTCATAGACTACTTACTCAAAGATTGGCGTAAGCGTAACTTAACAACCATAAAAGCAGTTGAACAGTACGAACAACAAAGACAAGAGCAAAAAGAACAATCCTATCAACCTAAAGTAACGCAATCAAGAGAAAAGACACCTGAATGGTTAAAGAATCGTAACCAAGAAAAAGAAACAGTTAATGACGATCCTGAGTTTGAAAAATTACGTTTACAATTTCAAAAACAATTGGAGAGTGATTGGGATGATTAAAAAAGTATGTAGCGAAACTAAAAGTATTGAAGTTGGCCAAAATAATGTGACTTCAATTGAATTACACAAACATGAAACAGGTGGCATAGACATTTTTAAAACAAGAAACGCTGACGGTACCTTAATTGGTATCGAAGGTTTCTTTGTTGGCCAATATCAAGTTATAGAAGATTCGGACATAGAACAACTAGATATATTTAAGTTATTGGAGGGATAACAATGAAAGCCAACAAAGTTTATCGTTCTAAAGAACGTGTTTACATTTTTAGTGATAAGCAGTTAGAGAGAGCAGCTAAAAACAATATTACTGAAGATGATATAACTAACCGTATGTTTCATGGTTGGGATATTGATGACATTGTGAACACGCCTGTTAAAAGAAGAAAGAAAAGAACGGTTAAAGCGACTAAGCCGGATATTACTAAAACACGTAAAGAAAGTAAGAAGAAACAACCACAGAAAAAGTCCGCAATCAAAATCATTAATCAAAAACGTACCTATCCACCAGTGAAGCCATCAGAGTATTATTTCAACCTACTAGAATTTGCGACTAAGCACTTTAAAGCAGGTGATGATCATGCCTAAGGTCATTGATTTAGATAAAGGTGATTTCATTTGGTTTATTCCTCCGAATAGCCGAATGAATTACTACGGATATGTTAAAGAGTTGAAATGGAACTTTGAAGGTGTGAAAGAAAGTGCAGTTATCACAATAGATGATGAAATTGAAGTTGAGATTGACGACACATATCAAATAGCAATTGGGAGGAAATATTATGAAAAACCAACCAACTAAAGAAATGTTAATAAAGTTTGCGCGCAGACATACATTAGACATAGACGGATATTATCAAGATGAAAAAGAACGCGATCCTCATAAACGTGAAATTGACGCGATTGTACGACAACTTAGAGCAGTAAGAACACAACGTGATGAATTTAAATTAAAAGCATCAGCTTATGAAAGAATTAAGCAAGCATATTTCGATGAGGATAGCTATTCTGACGAACAATTTATGGAATTAATTGAAGAAACTATTGAAGAAGTAGTAAGTGGTTTGGAGTGTGGTAGTGATGTGGAAGTTTAAAGAATTTGAACGTACATCAACAAAAGTAGAAAGAGATGTAAATGAATTTGTGAAATCAAATGACATTAAAGAGTATGAAGTTGTCGGTTATCAAGTGAACTGGGCGGAAATTTACGACGAATATTGTTCGCATATTTTAATTAAATACTGGGAGGAACAATAAATGACAATTTTACCAATTAAAAAATTAAGTGAGAAAGCAATTTTACCAACAAGAGCAAATCCAACAGATAGTGGATTAGATTTATTTGTAGCAGAAGATACAACTATTCCAGCACATAGTACAGTCGTAGTACCAACACACATTGCAATTGATTTAGCGTATGGATACGAGGCACAAGTAAGACCACGGTCAGGTATGTCGAGAGATACAAAATTACGTGTAGCGTTAGGTACAATCGATCACACTTATAACAAAGAAATTGGAATTATCACAGACAATATAGGTGATGAAGATATTACAGTGAAAGCTAAGATACGTTTAGCGCAGTTGGTTGTTACACCAGTGATGTTACCAGATCCAGCGGAGGTGCAAGAGTTTGATGAAGAATCAGAACGTGGAGCATACGGAAGCACAGGGGAGTAAAGAAGATATTTATCAACGTGTAAAGAAAGTACTTAGAAGGAGATAAGGCAAATGATTAAATATTTAATTAAATTCTTTTATTTAGCTGGTATGTTTGCACTTGGAATGTATTTAACGAAACAGGCAATCGTCATTTTAGAAAGTGTAGACGATATTGATACTGCACCTGCAGATTACGCTTTGAATGGTGATCAAACAGATTTGAATGAGGTGATTCCATGACTTGGTGGATAGTATTAGTACCAATTGTGTACCTAGTATGGATATGTATAAAGAGTAAGGGAGAGCAGTAAGTCCCTATGAAAAAGGTCAGATGTGGCAATCGTGGAATGTGGCTAGAAAATGCCATTATCCATACAAATAAACAATATCGAGCTAAACAGTTGGCACGCATTGATAAGGTGCCGACTGATATTAGCTATAACACACGTACCAATAAGGCTTACTACAAGTCGAAAGGCACTGTAGATTTTACAGGATTAGATAAAGACGGTCGTTTTATCGCATTTGATACTAAAAATACAAATGGCACATCATTACCATTGAGTAATATCAAACAACATCAAGTTGATTATTTGCAGGAAGTAAAAGCAATGAATGGTAGTGCGTTTTTCTTAATCTATTTCAGTAAATATAAAGAGCTTTATAGATTAGAAATAACTACTTATTTAAGCGCAATTAAAGTTTTAGATAGGAAAAGTATTCCGCATTCATTCTTTGATGAATTCGAGCCAATTAGAAGCAAAAACGGTATATTATTTGATTATTTGGGGGTAGGATAGTGAGTAGAAAAAAGAAATACGGATTAAAATTATCAACAGTACGAAAGTTAGAGGATGAACTTTGTGACTATCCTAACTATGATAAGCGTATAAGAGATATTAGAGAACAAATTCAAAATCCATATGTTAGAACAGATACAAATATTGGTGGTGAACATATTCCATCTACCACATCTAAAACCGAAAGGATCGTCACTAATTATTTAAGTGATATTAGGTTATCAAACATCAAGATGTATAAAACAGCAATCGAAAGAGTATTTAGTACATCATCATCAAAAGAAAAAGATGTGATTAATGATTATTATTTTAATCATAAAACAATGGGATATACCTGTGATACGAATCATATATCAGAAAGTACATTCCACAGAATTAAGAAGAAAATCGTATTAAGACTAGCAGAAGAATTAGGAGAAAGCTAAGTTGACAGTAAAATGACAGTTTTTGATACCTAAATGTTGATATTATGATATTGTAGATAATTCTACAGGTTATATTAAACACCTTTACATAATTTAAATAATCTATAGTAAAATCAGATGTCTTTTTGTATTATTATATAGAGGTGTTTGAAGTGGAAAATAGTGAAAGAAAATTAAAAGAAGAAGAAATCAAAAGAGTTAAATTACATTTTAAATATACTGCCTCTATATTATTCGGTATTTCGATATTGATTGTAGCGTTAGTGTTTTATGACAAAGATGTGGCATCTACCTATTTGACTTATGCTGGTACTACACTGTCAATAGTACTTTCTGTTATAGCTATATTGATTACTTTAATAGATGTAGCAGGTCAGAAAAAACAAGTTTATGAAATATATAATACGTCAGAAGAATTGAAATCGTTAGTTGAAAACCATCGAGTAGCAACTAATAACATGGAAAAATTAATGACAAGTCAACAAGAAAGTCTTGAATTGTATCAGAAAAATATAGAAAAAGTAGATAATGTAATAAGAGAACTTATGAATAGTTTATATAACGAGAAAACTGAGATTAATAGTGAAGTCGAAAGTAAAGAGAATGATAGAAATCAAAGTCCTGCTACAAATAATGAAAGTCGTACTACAAATGACAATGGATTAGTAAAGATGAATACACCAAAATCTGTATCAGGCCAATCCGAAATTATTAATGGCAGTTTCTTTATCAAAAAATATAAGACATTCAATGTTTCAAAAGAATTAGATAGCAGTCAGGAGAATGAAATAAATAATATACTAAATTCATTTAAAACGATAAAAGTTCAATTTTACAGCAATAAAGTTGAATTATATTATCAAACATTAGATATTTCTCCTTTTGTAGATTCTGATTATCAAAAACAAAGAGCTTGTATTTTGGTAGAAAGATTTTTAAGAAATGAAGGATTAATACGTTAGAATTTATGGACACTCTTTAAGAGTGTCTTTTTTAATTTTAATAAGCAATTAGCGTGAGAGTTGGTGGTATATGAGATGAAATTAACATTAAAACAACAGAGATTCGCAGATGAATATATAAGAACAGGTAATGCTTATCAGTCAGCTATAAGTGCTGGTTACAGTAAAAACTACGCCAACAAGAATACTACAAAATTGTTGGGAAATGTTGGGATAAAATCCTATATCGACAAGCGTTTGGAAGAACTCAAAAAAGAAAGTATTGCCGAACAAGATGAAATATTACAGTATTTAACATCAGTTATGCGTGGAGAAACGACTGAACAAACGTTAGTTGGCCAAGGCGAAGGATATCAAGAAATAGATAACATTGATGTAGGTGCTAAAGATAGGATTAAAGCAGCAGAACTCTTAGGTAAACGATACAGAATGTGGACAGAAAAAGTTGAAGCAGAAGTAACCACACCAATATTTGTTGATGATGTTCCGGAAGATGATTAGATATGGCCGAAAGACCAAAAATCAGTCCTGCAAAAACAATTGGTGGTGGTTACAACAAATTCTGGCACAACAAAAACTTTTACAGAGTTGTAAAGGGCAGTCGTGGTAGCAAGAAATCAAAGACGACCGCTATCAACTTTATTTATCGTTTAATGAAGTATGAATGGGCGAATTTGCTTGTTGTAAGACGATTCAGTAATACAAATAAACAATCAACATATACAGACTTGAAGTGGGCTACAAACCAATTAGGTGTAGCTCACTTATTTAAGTTTAACGAGAGTTTACCAGAGATTACTTACAAGAAAACTGGCCAAAAGATTCTGTTTCGTGGTTTAGATGATCCTTTGAAAATTACATCAATCACAGTTGATACTGGGATATTATGTTGGGCATGGTTTGAAGAAGCCTATCAGATTGAAACATTCGATAAGTTTAGCACTGTTGTTGAATCTATTCGTGGTAGTTATCAAGATGATGATTTCTTTAAACAGATTACAGTTACATTCAACCCTTGGAGTGAACGTCATTGGCTTAAACCTACATTCTTTGATGAAGATACTAAGCTAAACAACACATTTTCATACACGACAACATATCGAGTAAATGAATGGCTTGATGATGTCGATATTGCGCGTTATGAGGACTTGTATCGTACAAATCCTAGACGTGCAAGAATTGTTTGTGATGGAGAATGGGGCGTAGCTGAGGGACTTGTTTATACAAACTTTGAAGTAAAAGAGTTTGACTGGTTTGAAAAGTATAAAGCAACTCAATTAAAAGTTCACGGTATTGACTATGGTTTCACGAATGATCCTACTGCATTAATAAGTGCAGTTGTAGATTTACCTAATAAAGAGTTATGGATATATGATGAGCATTATGAAAAAGGTATGCTCACAGATGATATCTATAATATGATTGTCGACAAAGATTTAAAGACAGCAGAAATTAAATCTGAAGGTGATATGCGAATGATTGCAGAATTGAAGTTAAAAGGTATTAAAAAGATTATACCTGCAACAAAAGGACCTCATTCGATTATGCCGGGAATTCAATATGTACAAGGTTTTAAGATGTACATACATCCTAGTTGTGCAAGTACGATTGAAGAATTAAACACATATACCTTCGACCAAGATAACGAAGGTAACTGGTTGAATAAACCTATAGACGCTAATAACCACTTGATGGATGCACTTAGATATTCGCTATCTGATTTAATATTCAAATCTAAAGAGAAAACAAGTGTTAGCAAATTAAGACAAATGAAAGGCATGGTGAGAGGATAAATGGTTAAAAAGCTAACAGATTTATACAATTACAACACATTTACAAAAAAAGCAAATGACGACTTTTTAGTTAGTGATGTTGAAGAACTCTTAACTGAAGAAAAGCTAAGAGAGTTAATTAATAACCATAAAACACTTCAATTGCCACGTTTAGAAACATTAGAAGATTATTACTTAAACAGAAATACTGACATTTTAGTTGGAAAGCGTCGTTTAGATGATGAGAAGTCAGACCATAGAATTGTACATAACTTTGCTAAATATGTATCGCGTTTCATTGTTGGTTATCTTACTGGTAATCCTATTACGATTCTCCATAAAGATGAAAATACTAATGATAAGATAGTCGAATTAAACGACTTGAATGATGCAGATGCAATAAATAGCGATTTAGCATTAAATCTCTCAATTTATGGCCGTGCTTATGAAATTGTGTATCGTGATTTAGAAGATAAAGATACATTTAAGCTACTTGATCCAAAGAATACATTTGTTGTGTATGATGAATCGCTAGATAAAAAAGTGCTGGCTGGTGTTAGATACTACACAAAACAAGATGTTGATAAAGTACCTACAGATTTTGTTGAAGTCTACACGGATGAAGATATTTACTACATCAAGATGAAAGGTAGCCAATTCGAAGCTATTGATATTGTTGAGCATTATTATAATGACGTTCCTATTATTGAGTATCTCAATGACCAATTTAAGCAAGGTGACTTTGAGAATGTGATTTCATTGATAGATGCTTATGATGCTGCAGAATCAGATACAGCTAACTACATGACAGACTTAAATGATGCTATGTTAGCTATTATTGGTAATACTGAATTAGATAGTGAAGATGCCAAGGCATTTAAAGATGCGAACATGGTTCATATTAAACCTGGCATCACTGCCAACGGTAGTGAAGGTACTGCAGATGTGAAATACATCTATAAACAATATGATGTGGCCGGAACAGAAGCATACAAAAGCCGGTTAGAGCGAGATATTCATAAATTTACGAATACACCTGATTTAAGTGATGAAAATTTTAGTGGTGTTCAAAGTGGAGAAGCAATGAAATATAAGCTATTCGGACTTGAGCAAATGCGAGCAATCAAAGAACGATTGTTTAAAAAAGGCTTGATGAAACGCTATAAATTGCTATTTAATAACATCAATATTGAGAATTTAACGCAACATTCATATAAAGAGATTACAATCAAGTTCTCTCCTAACTTACCTAAGTCATTAATGGAATCAATCGAAGCATTTAACGCTTTAAATGGTGGTGTATCAGAACAAACACGTTTATCAGTTCTAGATATTATTGATGATCCACATGAAGAAATGGAAAAAATGAAAGAAGAACGTCAACAAGAAAGAGACGAATCTGATGCGAACAGTTATCAAGATGCTTTCAATTCATCTGAAAAGGTAGATGAAGGTAATGGCAAAACAATATGATCCTCAGTATTGGATAGAACGCGCTCAGCTTGTTATGGAGCAAAATGTAGTTGAAGACGCTAAAACTGCAGCTGAGATTAATCGTATTATTACTTTGATGTATGCAGAAATAGCAAAAGAGATATTTGCTTTTTATGCTAAGTTTGCTACTTCTGAAGGTTTATCTGTTGCTGAAGCAAAGAAAGTTGTAGATGCTTTTGATGTTGTAGCGTTTAAATCTAAGGCAAAAGAATATGTTAAGAATAAAGACTTTAGTGAGAAAGCGAATAAAGAATTAAAAAAATATAATATCAAAATGAAGATTTCTCGTGAGAAGTTACTCAAAGAAAATCTAGATTTGATAGTTAAGTCATCAACTGCAGAAGTAGAAAAGACGATTGAGAATGGTTTAGTCGATTCAATTACCCGTGAAGTGAAAGAGCAAGCTGGAATATTAGGGGTAGACCTCAGAATTACCAAAGAAAAAGCAGAAGCTATTGCTAACAGTAAGTTTCATAAGGTCACTTGGTCAGAACGCTTATGGGATGATATGGATTTGGTAAGAGAAGAAGTTGAGCGCATCACAACAAATGTAGTTGTACGTGGCCGACATCCTAATGAGTATGTTGCAGAATTTAAGAAAAAAACAGGCCAAACAACATACAATGCTAAGCGTTTATTAACCACTGAATCAGCTAGAGCGCAATCAGAAGCACAACGACTATCTTATTTAAAAACACTTGGCGAAGATGGGGAATATGAGTTCTTAGCATCTAAAAGTGAATTACCAAAACCAGGTTTTTATGAGAAAAACCTAGACTTAAGCAAGTTGAAAGATAGTGAAAAAACAAAGGTTTGTCCAATTTGCAGTAAATTGAACGGTAAGATATTCAAAGTAAAGAATATGGTTCCTGGTGTTAATGCTGCGCCTATACATCCACATTGTAGGTGTTCAACTGCTCCACGTGTTGGTAATTGGCGTGATAAGTTCTTTGCAGAACGTAAAGGAAAATATTCAGGAGGTAAGATTGTAATTGACTAGAGAAGAATATGAACAAAAATTAGATGATGTAACTGATGAATATATGCAAGTCTACGGTGATACACCAGAGAGCATTTTAAAAGATGAAATGACAGATTATGAAAAAATTAAAGCAATTGAACAAGCAATACAGAAACGATAAAGCTATCACATTTATGTGATGGCTATTTTTTATGTCCAAAACGTGCTGAAGACGTTAAAAGCACGCATGGAATATACAGTCGACAGACTATAAATGGAGGTATATCTCATGGCACAAGAAAGTAACGTTACTGAAACACAAGAGACAAATGTAAATGAGCAAAACCAAAGTAATCAAGATGATACTTCTAAAAATAAGCAAGAGCAGTCAGATAAGACTGAAAAAACATTTACCCAAGAAGAAGTTAATCAATTGATTAAAGAGCGAGTTGCTCGTGAACAGAAAAAAGCTGATGAAAAAGCTAAAGAAGCTGAAAAGCTCGCTAAAATGAACAAAGACCAAAAAAACGAATACGAAATGGAAAAGCTTCGCAAAGAGAATGAAGAACTTCGACAAAGAGAAGCAATGAATTCTATGAGAAACGAAGCACGTTCAATGTTTAGTGAGAAAAACATTACAGCTACAGATGATCTTTTAGACATTGTTGTAACGACTGAAGCAGAAAGCACTCAAAAAAATATTGATGCACTCACTAATGTAATTAACAACATTGTTAAAGAACAAGTGAAAGAGTCGCTCAGAAACGGCGCTCCTAAAAACGTCAAATCTGGTGGTATGACTAGAGAAGACATTATGAATATTAAAGATTCTGATGAAAGACAAATGGCTATTGCTCAGAATCGACACTTATTTAAATAAATGGAGGTTTTTTAAATGGCACCACAACCAAATCAAATTGATGTACAAGCTTTGGGCGAAGCTAAGTCAATCGACTTCGTTAATCGCTTAGGAGAAAGCTTAAATAAACTATTTGAAGCATTAAACATTACGAATAAATTACCAATGAACGTTGGTACAGCATTAAAACAATATCGTTTTTCAGTAAATCCTGAAGGTAACCAAGATGGAATTGTTGCTGAAGGTGACGTTATTCCGTTGACTAAAGTTGAACGTGAATTAGTAGACATCACAGAATTGACATTCAAAAAATTCCGTAAAGCAACTACTGCAGAATCAATTCAAGCACACGGATTTAGCACAGCAGTAAATCGTACTGATGATGAAATGTTACGTTATGTTCAAAAACAATTCCGTACAGATTTCTTCAATATGTTAAAAGCTGCGTTAACAAACAAATCACGTACAAACAAAGCTAAATTAGATGCACCTAATTTACAGAGCGCTTTAGCTAAAGGTCGTGCAAACTTATCTGTTTTATTAGATACAGAAATCACACCTATTGCTTTAGTTAATCCTAATGATGTTGCTGGACACTTAGCAGAAGGTTTAATCAACTCTGACGGTTCTGAATTCGGTTTGAATTTACTTACTCGTTATGTAGGCGCAAAAGTTATTGAGTTCTCTGATGTTCCAGAAGGAGAAGTATGGTTCACTGTAGCAGAAAACTTAAACGTAGCTTATGCAAATCCTAATGGTGATTTATCTTTAGCATTCCCATTCAGTGTTGATCAAACAGGCTTTGTTGGTGTGTTACACGATATGGATTCAAGTCGTTTAACAAGCGAAACAGTACTAATGCATGCTATTTCAATGTTCCCTGAAAATATTGATGCAGTTGTTAAAGTGACAATCACTCCACCAACTCCAGCAACGACTACTGCATAATCCATTAATCATTAAGAAGGTGAAACTATGGATTACTTAACTAAAGTTAAATCTCGTATTGGTTTGAAAGACAATAGACAAGATGAGCAACTCAAAGTAATTATCGAAAACGTAACTGCAGAGTTACTCTCGAGATTACCAATAGATTTGCGTGAAGATGTACCTGAAGGTTTAGAATTTATCGTTATTGAAGTTACTTTAAAACGATACAATCGCATAGGTGCTGAAGGAATGTCTAGCGAATCACAAGATGGACGTTCCAGCACTTATGAACCTAAGGATTTTGATGAATATTTACCAATAATTGACAGACTTTTTCCTGTAGAAACAATTGAACGTGAAGGAAGTATCAAATTCTATTGAGATTTGAAGATAGAATTGATCTAATCGTTCAAAAAGTAGCCAAATATAATCCTGTTACTGAGAAGAAGGAAAGTATTGAAACAATACTACCGAATATTCCATGTAACAGTAGTGCTTTATCTAGGGAAAGAGTGCTTGCTGAATTTGGCGAAGCGTATAAAGATATTACCGTTGTCCGTTTTAATCATGAATTGGATGTTGTTCCTACTCATGCATTATTAAGAGACCGACGCTATCGAGTAGCAGATGTAAGGACATATCGACATAAAACATCTATTTATCTTCATGAGGAGTTATTAAATGAAAACTAAAGGTCTAGATAGACTGATTAAGCAAATGAGAGATATGCATGACAATATAGATGATGATGTTGATTTCATTCTTGAAATGAATGCAAAAGAAGGTGTAGGAATTGCTCAAAAAAGTGCTAAAGAAGTAATGATTAAAGGTTATTGGACGGGTAACTTACGCCGCCAAATTGAGTATCAAAAAGTTGGTAAGTTACATCACAGAGTAATATCAAATGCTGCTTATAGTGGTTATCTTGAATTTGGTACGCGTTATATGAATAAGGAACCTTTCATGTTTCCGACATATCAAACATTAAAAGAAAACCAATACAACGATTTAAAACGATTACTCAATGGATAGAGGTTAGATGATGAGTAATAGAACGCCACAACAATTGTTATACAATGAAGTATTTAAAAAGTTACAAGGATATGGAATAGAGGTCGTTGATTCAACAGAACTTGGCCAATCTATCACATATCCTTTTTTTGTGGTTTCAAAAGGTAATGCAGATAAATTTCATTATACCCTTAATTCTTTTGGTGGTGGATTAATCGTAGATGTTGATATATGGTCTGACGCTAATGATGTTGGTAAGCATGATGAATTAATTTATTATGCTGATCAAATATTAAGTGATATTAGCGATTTAGGTAATTACCATGTATCAATTGATACTATTCATACAAATACACTTATTAATAAAGAAGAAGGTAATAAGAGTTTGTTGCATACTTCTTTGAAAGCTGAATATAAATCTTATTAATTGGAGGTAAAGTGATGGATAAAAAAGATAGTAAATTCAGATTGTATCTTTTTAGAAAGCTAGGAGAAGCAGTTGATGCAACTCGTATGATGTGGATGACTGAATTCGAATTAAGCCATGAAACAGATACTGATACAGAAGATACAATGGATGGAAGTTATTCAACTGAAGGATCTACATCTACAACAGCAACAGCAACTGCAAAGATGGCTTATGGAGATACGTTTGCTGATGAAGTAGAGGATGCAACAGTTGATAAAACTCCTTATGAGATGTGGGAAATTGAAAGTAAAATTGAAGGTACAGGCGAAAATGCTGGAAGATTCAAAGCTAAATATTTCCAAGGAAAATTTAATAAATTTACTTTAAAAGGTGAAACTGGAGGAGTAGATGAATACGAACTTGAATATGGCGTTAATGGTCGTTTCCAACGTGGTTATGCAACTATTCCTGATGAAGTTGAACAAAAATTAGATGCTAATGGTTACAAATTCCATAACACTACTGCTGATGATCCTGCTACTGAAAACCTGGAAAGTATTCCTCAACCTAAAGTGGATAGTTCATCTAGCAGTACATCAACGTCAAATTCAACTTCAACATCTGATAAGTAAATCAATTTATAGAGTAGGTGAATAGCCTGCTCTTTTTTATTTCAAAAAATTAATGAGGTGGAAATTATATGATTACAATTAAAAATGGTAAAAAAGATTTAGAAATGCGTTTTGGTATAGGACAATTAGATGCTATTGATAAAGCGTTAGGTTTTAAAGTTAAAGACCGTGTAGAACTAGGTGAAGGTTTAGAGAAATTAGTGCCTAAATTAGAATCAGGTAACGCGATTGCAATTGCAAAAATCATTAAAGCGACTACTCGTGGCCAACAACATTCACCTAAAAATGATGAAGAATTAGAGGGTATCTTAGTTGATTTAATTAAAGAACATGGTTCCCTTAAAAAATTCGGAGAAATCGTTCTTGAGGATATGGGAAAGAATGTTCTAACCCAAGACGTTATCAACAACAGCAAAGCACTAGAAGCGAAAGAGATTTAGTTACTTATGATCGTATAGTTTTAGCCTGCATGTCCGATTTGAAGATGACTAGTTTAGAAGAGATTGATAATTTGACACTACGTGAATTTAATTATCGCATGTGGGCTTTAGAACTAGACGTTTTAAGAGAAGAATTCGAAAGGTATAAACTCGCTTTTGCTATACGTGATGCTGCTACCACTAAAAATGTTGGTACAGAAAAGAAACCTAAAGAAGTTTATAGATATCAAACTGCTAATGACATTATTGATTTTGAGAAAAATTATAAACGTATTCTTTCAGGTAAAACTATTGAATATCATAAAGAAACAGAAGAAATATCACCTAGTGAAAATAGTTTATTACAAGCGATAGCTAAAATGAATAATGAAACTAGGAATAAGGAGGTGGAATAGTGCCTAACACTGAATATACTGTCAGTAATGAATTAGTGGCTAATACTTCGCGATTTAAAAAAGAGATAAATCAAGCTATTAATTTATTGAAAAGATATGATGTTGTCGCTAAAAGTATTGATGATATCGAATTAACAGCTAGTGATAAAAATCTTATTTCTAAGGTCGAAGAAGCTGAAAAAGCATTAAATGAACTAGATGGAAAGCGTTCAACTTCAGAAATTGATGCAGATATTATTGATTTAGAAATTAAAAAAGATGAAGTTATTCGTCAATTAGATGAAATTGATGGAACTGAAGCAAGTCCTGAAATCGATTTAGAAAAAGCGAAATTTGATGCCGAAATTAATGAAATAAATGCTAAAATTGACCGTTTAGAAAATGAAAAAGCAACAGTTGATGTAGATATTGACAAACATGAGTTTGATATGGATATAGATGCGATTGAGAAAGATTTAGAGCTTATCGACGATATGGATGTTGAACCTGAAGTGAATGCAAATACTAAGCCAGCAGAAACTAAGGTAAATCAATTAGAAAAAGCTTTGGATTTTTTAGATAGTAAGTCAGTTCGAACTGCAATTGATTTAAATGATAGATTATTTGTTACTAAATTTCAAAAGACGAAAAAAGAGTTAGATAGACTTGATGGTAGAAAGGTTAAAACTGCTATTCAAGTAGATTCCGCATTAGCTAATGCGGAAGTAACTACTTTTAAGACGGTGTTGCGCAGTATTCCAAATAAAGTTCGTACTCGGTTAGAAGTTGATAGTGATAAAGCGGAAGGTTTCTTAAGAGCGTTAAGCGCTGGTATTGATGAATCAACAAAATCTTGGGATAGATTAGCTACTAAGATTCGTACAATAGGAACAGTGCTTGGAAACATGGTTCAAGGTGTTCTAATTTCCAATATCACTTTACTTGTACCAATAATTGCTAGTTTAGTCCCCGTATTGATGGCTGTATTAAATGCAATTAGCGTAGTAGCAGGTGGCGCTGCTGGTTTAGCTGGCGCATTCGGTGTTGCTAGTGCAGGTGTAGTCGCATTTGGCGCTATGGGTATTAGTGCTTTAACTATGTTAGCTAACGGTACTTTAGAAGCTACTAAAGAAACAGAACGTTACACTGCATCATTAGATAGTTTAAAAAGCGCTTGGGCAGATCTTATTAAACAAAATCAAGCACAAATATTTAATACATTATCCAATGCTATTGATACTGCTAAAGTTGCATTATCTGGACTTACACCTTTTATCAACGGTGTGTCTCAAGGAATGGAACAAGCTAGTGCTAAGATGCTTGATTGGGCTAGAAATTCTCAAGTAGCTCAACGTTTCTTTGAAATGATGGGTACAACTGGCGTAAGAATATTTAACAATATGTTAGATGCTGCTGGCTCATTTGGTAGTGGCTTAGTCAGTGTGCTTACGCAAATAGCACCATTAGCCGAGTGGGTATCGCAAGGCTTTAAGAAAATGGGCCAAGCATTTAATGAATGGGCGCAGTCAGTTGAAGGACAAAACGCAATTAAGTCTTTCATCGAATATACCAAACAGAATTTGCCATTAATAGGTCAGATATTCGGTTCAACATTTAAAGGTATCTTCAACTTGATGAAAGCATTCGCTCCTAATACTCATCTTGTGTTACAAGGTTTAGCAGATATGGCACAAAGATTTGAGGAATGGAGTGCTACAATTGCTCAAAGTGATGGATTTAAAAAGTTCATTGAATACGTTCAAGAAAACGGTCCTAAACTTATTCAATTACTAGGTAATATTGCAAATATTATAGTTAATGTCGCTACAGCTATGGCTCCATTTGCAGCTGCAGTATTAGATGTAGCAATTGCAATTACTAATTTTGTAGAGTCATTAACAGCTACTCATCCTGCAATTGGTATAATGTTAGGCTTGATTGTAACGTTAGCTGGTATCTTTATGACATTAGGTCCACCAATTATGGGCGCAATTGATTTTATTGGTAAATTCGCAAGAGTTTTAACCGGAGCAAGTACTGCTATTGAAGGTTTAACCGCAATTGGTAGTGGTTTAATGACTGCGCTTGAAGGATTAGGTGCTGCATTCCTTGCTTTAGATGCTCCTATTTTATTAATCATTGGTGCAGTAGCAGCAGTGATCGCAATTCTAGTATGGTTATGGAACACCAACGAAAGTGTTAGAAATGCACTCACAAATGCGTGGGACGTAATTTCTACAACAATAGGCGGTGCTATTCAGTCTGTTATAGATTGGTTTATTCAATTGTACGATAATATCATGCAAACAATTGAACCGTTAATTCCGATTTTCCAACAATTTGGCGATTTTATTAATCAAATTCTAGGCGTTGTAGCTGTACAAGCGATTAATTTCTTAGTAGAAGCGTTTAAGGGACTGTGGCTTGCGGTATCGGTAATTTTCACTGCAATTGGTGCAATCGTATCATCTGTAATTCAAATTATTGTTGGATTGTTTACTGCTTTCATTCAATTAATTACTGGCGATTTTTCAGGCGCACTACAGACTTTACAAAATACATTCACGAATGTGTTAAATACCATTTGGGGTGCGGTCCAATCAATTTTTTCTCAAATTTCTAATTTTATATTCGCTAGTCTAAATTCCATACTTGGAACGAGTATTTCAAGTTGGTCTCAAATTTGGTCGTCTACAACCCAATATCTTAGTCAAATTTGGTCAAGTGTGACTAATTGGTTTAGTCGAGTAGCTTCAAGTGTCGGTAACGGAATGCGTCAAGCTTGGTCTCATGTCGTTTCTGTAGGTTCTCAATGGGTATCAGCTATAGTTAATACCATGTCTAATTTCGTTTCTAGCGTGATAAACGGTTTTGGCAATGTAATTGGCCAAGTCAGAAGTGGTATGTCACGTGCAGTTGCTGCTATTAGAGGATTTTTAGGACAATTTGTTAGTGCCGGAATTCAAATGATGGCCGGTTTAGCTCGAGGTATTATGAGTGGAGCAAGCCAAGTTATTAGTTCGGCTGTCAATGTAGCTAAGAGTGCAATCAGTGCAGTTAAAGGCGCATTAAGTATTCATTCGCCTTCACGTGTATTTAAAGATATTGGTGCTTACACCATGGAAGGTATGCATTTAGGAATGAATACGGAAGGTAGTAAAGTCATAGACTTAGCTTCATCAATTGCATCAAGAGTAAGTTCTGGATTTAATTCATCACTTAATATTCCTAAAATAACAAGTGATTTTAGAAATGCTACTGCTTCTGTAAATGCACAAGTTCAACATACACATCAAGTTAATTCATCTCCAAATCAACGTGTAGTACGTATAGAGATGGATGTTAATAATGAAGCACTTTCGGCAATTGTTAATGGTCAAACTGCAAATGAAGATGCAACGTTTTCATTCTAAGGAGGTCGTTCAATGGATATAGAAATTAAGAAAAAAGACGGACAGCGTTATACTTTGTACGACTTCGGTTTCAAAGTGGAAAGCGTGACTGTCGAAAGTATAGAAATAGAAAAAGACTACAAAACAAAAGAAAATACAAATGGGCGCATTAGACTAAGTACACAATATCGTAAGCGTAATATTAAAGTTGAATGTTACGTTATTTCGACCAAACTAAATGATAACCCTAGATTAAGAGATGAGTTTTATGCTTTAACTACAAGTAAAGATCCAATACTAATTAGAGAATTGAGAAGAACTGTACCACTTAATTATCGTTTTATTCAACCTACTAAAGATGATTATCAAGATATAGATGAATATAACAATTTAGTACTTAATCATGAGCCGTTTAATAATAATCACTACGTAAATGGTAGACAATATCAAGTGATTTGTAACGGTGTCATTGAGCCTAAAGAAGTAGGGCGTAAAATTCAATTTTCATTAGATTTTGAAACTGATGAATTACCTTTTGCTGAAAGTATCGGAACATCATTGGAATTAGAGAAACGACCTGACAGAGAATTATGGTCGAATGATATGTTAATTCCTTTTGATGAAGAAGATACACGTCGTAAGTATTCATTTACTAATGTATATAACAATTCAGTGTACTATCACGGGAATGTACCTAATGATCAATTCAATTTATTCAAAAAAGTAACAGTAGTATTAGGAAAAGATGTTAAAGCAACAGAGATATTCCAATTTACGCTAGGTAATAGTGATGTTATGACAATTGAAGGTGCTAACTTAAAAAAAGGCGACAAGATTGTCTATGACGGTGTACAGACGTTTAGAAATGGTGTTCCTATTAACGACTTAGCGTCTAATGCACAACCGAAGTTTTATCCCGGCTGGAATAATTTCGAATTCAATCAGCAAGTTAAATCAGTAACATTTGACTTGAAATTTTATTATTTGTGAGGTGTAGACATGCCAATATTAGTTACTCCAATACGTGGGCGTAGTATTCCATTGTACGTGTCTACTACCGAAACATCTAAACTTGGTTCTGATATAGTCTTACAATTTGAAATTGTTGAAGATGAATTTAATTATCAAATTGTCAGAGGTTTACAGAAACGATGGACGATTTCAAGAGTACAAGGTCCGAAGGATAAAAGAGAATATGTAGTATTTATTATTGACAGACAGACACATGGTAAGAAACAACTTGTGTCTGTCTCTTGTCGTTATAAGCCGTTAGATATCATTAAACATACTCGTGTTTATGAAACGATAGATGGTAGTTTTACCGCCGATAAGTTTCTTAAACAGATATTCGATAATACTGGACTGAAATATAAAATAAATGGTTCTCTTGGTTCATCTCAATTTGAGAATGCTGGTGAAGGCGAAAGTTTAGAAGATTTGATCAAGAAGTTTTGCAGTCACTTTGATGTAGAGTTTGATATTGAATTTAATAACAAGAGTGGAACTTACACATTTGTATTTACACCTTTTTTGAATAAAAATGCTAGTTATCATATAGATGATGAAATCAACGCCAATAATATGAAAATAGAAGAAGATAGTAGTGAACTTTATACCTACGCAGTTGGATATGGCGATTATGATGAAGAAGAAGGTAGTACAGCAGCTGGATTTGTTATGAAATTTGAACACCCTAGTATCAAAGACTACGGTCGTTATGATGCGCCACCAATTAAAGATGGTCGTATCAAAGATGAAGAAGTAATGCATCAAAAACTTCAATCATTAATCGAAAGTTCAGTTAAAACATCAATCAGTTTAGACTTCATCGCTTTGAACGAACATTATACCAACGCTGTTCCTAAAGTAGCTGATATCGTTAAGATTAATCATTCTATCTTAGGTATTAATGAGTTTGTTCGTATTGTTGATGTAAAAACGGTAAGAGATAAAGATAATATTATCGTTAAACAAGATGTTACTTTAGGTGATTTCAAACGTGTAGATAGATATAAAAAACGTGTAAGTGAAGCTGCTGCAGCTGTAGGGAAATTAGGCGGACAAAATAGCTTTGTTCACACATATAAAGTAACGACTGCAAAAACAAATGCAGCTATTAAAACTACACAACGCCAACAAGAAGATAGTGCTACTAAAGATATAAAAGCAACTAAAGAAGATGGCACAGTCGTTAATTTAAGTAGTGCTGATATTGTCATTGATGCTAATGGCAACTTGAAACTAAAGTAGGAGGTTTGAAATGAGAAAAACGATATATACCGACTTAGATGCAATATTTGGCGCTCGTTTTGTTAGAGAAAATGAGCTGAATTTTATTGCTACAAGAGATATGTTAACGAATATCGAAAAGTTATTAGATAAGCATAGTCGAAATGAAACAAAAGCACATACTGCCGAACAAATTAAGTACACACTTCCTACTGGTCCTAGTACCACAGTTGATAAAGAACTTCGTTATCAAAATGAACGTGTTAGAAACTTAGTATTAGGTAATTTAGGAAATGGCCAACAAGAAGTGCGTGACAGTCGTGTTTCTATGGATGGTCAAAGCCACTCATTATTATCTGAACGTTTAAAACACGATTTTTCATATATTGAAGAAGAAACAGATAAGTTGATGAATGTTACTGATGATCCTGCATATTTATTTAATCCACCTTACATGAAAAGTGCTGAACGTGGTGTAAATGAAACGCCATTAAGTAATGATCCAACTGAAAACTTAAAAGCGTTCTACGACGTGTTTGTCGATAATAAATACTGTTTCAAAAAATATATTGGTAAAGACCAATCAAACACATACAACGTATATAGTTATACATTTGAGCCGGAACATTACAGTAAAACAGTATTAGTCACTTGTTGTATTCATGGTAATGAGTATAGTGCGTTTTACGCTATGAGTCGTTTTATGAACTTAGTTGTGAACGAGTGGGAAAAATACCCACAACTCGCTTATTTACGTAAAAACGTGCGTATTGTCATGGTTCCTATCGTAAATCCATGGGGCTTTGCTAATCAAGAACGTGAAAATGTGAATAATGTAGACCTTAATCGTAACTTTGATTACTACTGGGAAAATGGTAGTGGTAAAAGTCCGAGTGGTAAGAACTATAAAGGCTCTAAAGTATTTAGTGAACGTGAAAGTAGAAATATGAAAACACTCGTTGAAAGTTTAGACGAAATCACAGCACACATGGACTGCCACAACATTGTATCTCAAGTTAGTGACTATTGCTTATTCTACCCTAGATTTGCTAATCAACCTAATAACGAAATGACACAACTTTTAATGGAATTATCAAATTATGGTGATTATGTTACTTGGGGTTCAAGTACATTAGCGTCATTCTCAAATTGGGTTGGTATCACGAAAGGCATTACATCATTCTTACCTGAAGTATATGAAGGTCGTGCTGGTAAACCTAGAGGCGCAGAAGAAATGTGGCGTAGCGTATATTACTTAGGAAATATTCTTTTAAGATTGTCGAGCCTATATAATGGTCAAAATGGAAGAACAGCAAACGAACCTATTGTTAAATCGTTTGTATATAGTAGTCGTTATAACAATTCTGGCGTTAAACCATTCTCACTTATCGCTAAAGATGGATATCAACGTATGTTAATGACACAACAACGATTTAAAGTTACTGCCAATGGTTTTGTTGAATTAAATGGATCAATCACAGTTCAGTTATCTAAAGATACAGTATTTGGCGTTAATCCGGGAATTGCACAAAACTACAATCCATTTAGTGGTAATGGCAAAACAAGAAGACGTCAATTATTTAAAATTGAACACAAATTACCGGCTGGCATTCATACTATTCCGTTACATGCAGTGGCACCTGTTCAATTTTCTACAACAACACCTGACAATGTTAAACGGACAAATGAAGTTATGGCAGTTGTAGATGTAATGCGAAAAGAAGGATATGCAAAAGTATTGAATATGGTACTTAATGTTAAATTCACACCTAGTCATTCTCATAATGCTGTTCAAATGTTTACTTCAACAGGATATGGCAACCAAAAAGAGCAAACATTCAAACAAATCTATCCAAATAAACCAGCACCGTTTGATGTTCGTAATAAGATTATTACTAAAAAATAAGGAGGTTTTTAAATGGACGGTTTGAAAAAAGAAGCGAAAATCACAGTTGTTGATGAGCCACGCTTGAAACCTATTACTGATGAGAATATCGGTTTTTACAACATGGATATCAATACAGCAGTTTTAACGTTTCAAGTAAGAAAACAAGATTATCCATTAGAAATCAGTAAAGTGAATACTGATATTTATGCTTACTTTGTATCTGATAATGGTTCATCAACTGGACGTGTTCAAGTTGATTACGTTAATCCAATGCAAGGTATCATTCAACTTACTTTAGATAACGACTTCTTAAAAGCTGCAACGGACACTTATGTGACAGGTCAAATCTACATCAAAGCTGTTGGACGTAAAGACACGGTTGTGTTAAACGAATTCCGTTTCTATGTGAAAGATGCATTGATTAATCAAATTGATGCCGATATCAAAATCAGTTATATTCGTGAAATTGACGATTTAATTGATAACTTCAAAAAGAAAATTGAAAATGTATCTCAAAACTTTAGCGATATCGAGACAGCACAAGCTGATTTTACTGCGTTTGTAAATGCACAGAAAAATACTTTCATTAAACAAGTTAATGATATGAAGAATGAGATGAATGCATTTGCAAACAACACACAAAAAGACCTTATAGATCGACTAAACTCAATTGACGACAAAATGTTGCAAACGCTTAGCGAATTGGAAAACGGTACAGAAAATTTTGTTACTGAAGATGAATTAAATACGTTACTTGCAAATTATCCAACTAACGAACAACTCACTACACAATTAAATGGTAAAGCAAATGTAGGGGACGTTACCAACCCGCAATCAGTTGAATTACCTGATTTCGATAAAATGATTAAAGAAAAAGTAGATGAAGCACTTGCTAATGCAACATTACAACGTTTCACATTTACTGATGACAACGGATATATTCCTAGAATTGATAACCCTGACCTCTATACTATGAGTGGTATTGACGCGTCAGGTTTTTATTATGCCTACAACCCAGTTAATTCACCTGATCCAAACAACCAAAGTGGTTATTTACTTGTTATGGCAAGAAGTAACAACTATAAAAAGGTATTATTCTTCCCGTTCAATCGTCATAAATTCTATTCGCGCAATATGATGGGCAATACAACAGGTTGGGGAAATTGGTATGATGCAACGAATAATATAAATGTAGGTGAAATGATTGCAGATATTGATGAAACCTAATAGAAAGAAGGTGCTAAATAATTGGAAAATGTTAAAGTCAAAATTATTCAGTCCGAAGAATTTAAAACCTTCTTTTATGCCGGAGATTTAAAAATGCTTTATGTATTGATTTTGTTAATGGTCTTAGACATATTAACAGGAACAGCTAAAGCTATTAAAGATAGAAGATTATGGTCAAGAAAAGGACTGTTTGGTTATGGAAGAAAGATACTTATTTTCATCATAATTGTTGTATCTAACGTAATAGATCAGATACTAGCTTTAAATGGTGGACTAATTATGATTACAATTTTATTTTATATCGCAAATGAGGCTCTATCTGTAGTTGAGAATTGTGCTGCTATGGGCGTACTAGTACCTAAACAATTAGCTGAAAGGTTAGCAATTATAAAAAATGAAGGAAGTCAACCACCTTCAATTACCACTGAAATCAAAGAAGAAATGACAACAAAATATAATAAAGAACTTGAAGATAATGAAACATCAGAAATAAATATCAAGATGAGAAAATAGTCGGCGTTTACACGTCGGCTTTTTATTATACAAAAAGGAAGGTGGATAAATGGCAATTTTACCTTCATCTGGCAAACCGACAGCCAAGCAGGTAGTAGCATGGGCTAAATGGTTAGCTGATAACAAATTAGGTGTCGATGTCGATAAACGTCTGGGGTTCCAATGTTGGGACTTACCTAACTATATCTTTGATAGGTATTGGGGATTTAGAACATATGGAAACGCTGATGCAATGGCACGACGTGACCAATATCCAAATAGTACATGGAAGATATATGCGAATACACCTAGTTTTGTGCCGAAGCCGGGTGACGTTGTGTGTTGGACATATGGAGCTTACGGGCATACAGCGATTGTAGTTGGTCCTAGTGATACTAATACATTTACGTCAATTGATCAGAACTGGTATGGGGCTAACCACTGGTACGGGAGTAAAGCTGCATATGTTAAACATAGTTACAGTGGTATGGGTGGTAATCTTTATTTCATCAGACCACCTTATAAAGAAGAACCTAAAACTGAAACACCACCTAAAGATACAACACCTGTTCAAGATAAAGGTGATACTTCTTCAGACAAACCAACCTCAGAAACTAAAAAAGAGCCACTTAAAGAACAAAAAGTTATTACAGTAACTGCAGAAGATGATGAGAAAGTTGATTATCCTAGATTTATACCGCATAGAATTGCTGATGGCGAAGTAAGAAATCACAAACCTAAAGGCTTAGCAGTCAAGAACGCTGGAACAATGTGTTCTGTACAACAGATGTATTATGACAGAAACAAATATATTTCTAATTCTGAATATCCACATTTCTACATTGACCGTCACCATATTTGGCAACCACGATATACAGATGTCAAAGTGCCTAGTGAACCTGATTACATTGTAATTGAAGTATGTGGAGATTACAGCGATACGAAAACAGATTTCTTACTTAACGAACTACATGCAATCATATTTGGTGTTGGGCAACTACAAGGGTATAACATTCCACTTAAACGATCATCTTTAAAAGTATCTGACGACTTATGGCGTACTGTTATGGAACACGGTAACTTTGATCCTTTAATTGACGGAAAACCTTCTTCAAAGGTACTTGATAAAGTAGAGCAATCTTTGCTCAATTTATATACAAATAAAGATAAACTACTTAAAAATATAAAAAGTGGTAAGACAACTAAGATTGATATTAAAGTTGATAAGAAACAGAAATCATCAAGTTCTACTTCTTCAAGTAGTACAGCTAAACCATCAACGTCTAAGTCTACCTCAACAACGACTAAAGTTTCTAGTAAACCTAAAGTTATTGTCGTTTATAGTAATTACACATTTAATCAAGCAGTTAATATTCAAATGACAAAATGGCCACAAATCAACTATGGTTCTGGTTGGTACAATGCTAGTCGTTCTGACACATTAAAAGCAATGAACAGTTTAGAAATTTGGAACAGTTCAAGACAAAAATATCAAATGCTTAATCTAGGTAAGTATCAAGGTATTTCAGTTTCAAAACTTAACTCTATTCTTAAAGGTAAAGGAACACTATCAGGCCAAGGACGAGCTGTATCTGAAGGTTGTAAAAAATATAATGTAAATGAAATTTACTTAATCTCACACGCATTCTTAGAAAGTGGATATGGCCGTTCTAACTTTGCTAGTGGTCGTTACGGCGCTTATAACTACTTTGGTATTGGTGCTTATGACAATAACCCTAACTACGCTATGACTTTTGCTAAAAACGAAGGTTGGACTACTCCTGCCAAAGCTATTATTGGTGGTGCTAAATTCGTTAGACAAGGTTACATTGATAAAGGTCAACAAACGTTATACAGAATGCGTTGGAACCCACAAAGTCCCGGCAATCATCAATATGCTACTGATGTACGTTGGGCGCAACATCAAGCGAATACAATCAAAAGTTTATATGATGAAATCGGTTTAAAAGGTGAACACTTTATACGTGATCGATACAAACAAACATAGGACTACATGCTGACAGTGTGTAGTCCTAAATTTATGTAAAAGAGGTGCTTAAATGGAAACGTTCAAGCAAGGTGAAGTAACTGCTCGCATAGATGAGCGAGGTATTGACTTAGGTAACATCAATGTCAATCTTTACACAATGGATAACTCTACTTCTGTATTAGATATTCATATTAAAAAACGTAATATCTTTAGCGAAGAAAAAGAATTTATTCCAGTAAATCTAAATCAAACGACATTCAAACCAGTATTGCATCTAATTGCTGAAGATAGCTCTATTTTTACTAATGAGGAATTAGAAGTTGTTAAGGCTGAAGAAGGTCATGTGCGTTACAATGTATCTGACTATGTAACAAAGCACGTAGGACGTGTACAAGCAAAATTATTCTTAATTGATAGTAGTAATTCGACTGATGATAGTTCACATGTGGCGGATTTTTATTTCAAAGTAAATGACAGTGGTTTAACAAAAGCAATTGGTAAAGAAGTTCATGTTGATATGTTAGATGATATCGTTGAACGAATTTTATTAAAAGATATTGAACGTTTCAGAGGTCCTAAAGGTGACAAGGGTGATACTGGTCCACAAGGGCCAAAAGGTGAACAAGGAGCAAACGGAATAGATGGCGAGATTGGTCCAGCAGGTCCAACAGGACCAATGGGGCCTAAAGGTGATACTGGTGAGCGAGGCCCACAAGGTGAACGAGGTCCACAAGGTCTACCAGGAAAAGATGGGTCTACTATTTCTTATACAGATACAGGTTGGCAATCTCTTTCATTAATTAACGGAACGACACAAGCTGGGTCGGCAAACCAACCAAAATACAGACTTGTTTCCATAAATGATACTGACTTATTATTTTTTAAGGGAGCAGTGAAAAATATTACTTCAAGAACAATGGCGTTTGCAAGTTTACCAACAAATATTTCACAGAAAATAAGCAATTATTCAGAGTATTCAAAAGTGGGAATAAACCTATATATAAATACATCAGTTATATATAACATAACTATGGCTACTTCTGGAAAACTAGAGATAACATTTGAGCCTAATAGTACAGTAGAGACTTATACACCTTATTATATCGAAGGAACAATAGCATTATAGGAGAGTGTAGAATATGGAAATAAAACAAATTTATTTTTATGACGGAACTCCGTTTTTAGTCATGAAAGACAAAGACGGAGAATTAGAATACCCAAAAGAGCAATGGACTGACATTGCTCCACCAGAAGGACTTTATGAACCTATTCATTTTGATGGTAAAAAATGGATAGGAACATCATATGAAGAGTGGTTGGAACAACAGCCTAAAATTGAAGTAGAAGAAACGCCGGATGATAAAGATGTTTTAATAGCAGATTTAACATTACAATTAATGGAGACACAAAATACAGTAGTAAATTTACAGAATGATATGGCTAATTTAACATTACAAGTTTTGGAGAGTGGTATTAATGCGTAATATAGGTATTAGATATTATAAAATGGGCTTATATAACGAAGAACAGTTTGCTTTATTTGTAAAACGTGGTTTCGTTACAGAAGAAGAATTTAAGGAATTAACTGGACAAGAGTACCAAGATGTAGTTAAAGAACAACCACAAGTTGACCTTTTTTAGGTCGGCTTTTTATTTTGAATAAGGAGAGGAAATAATGACAGACTTATATAGTTCGATGATCGAATTACAAGGCAAAGAAAATGATTGGTCAATCGAGATGAATACAAACAAAAGCAATGTTCTTAGTTTCGCTCCACATGGCGGAGGTATTGAAGCTGGTTCGTCAGAACTAGCATTACTTATTTCTCAAAAGTTAGATTGTAACTACTTTACATTTAAAGGAAAGCTACCTACTAATAACAGTAAACTACATGTAACTTCTACTCGATATGATAATCCAGAATTACTTAATTTGATGAGAGAGGTTGATTATTCGATTTCTATTCATGGTTACGCTGATAACGAATATACTCGAACATTGATTGGCGGTAGCAACGAAGAACTAAAAGCACTTATTAAACGTAACCTAATTAATCGTGGTTTTGATGTACAAGACGCACCAACTAAATTAGGCGGTGCTAAACCTAACAACATCACGAATAAGACTAAAACAGGTTTAGGTGTTCAACTTGAGTTATCAACCAAACAACGTAAATCATTCTTTAGTAATAATGATTTTAGTAAAAAAGTAAGAGAAGACAGATATCGTTGGCGTGCTGTTATGTATGAATACGCACAAGCGATTGAATATGCAGTAAAAGAATATTTAGCCTAGGACAGCACTTTTAAGTGTTGTCTTTTTTAATACAAAAATAGGAGTGAGAAGATGGAAGTAAAAGTAATTGTAAGATATATCGTATTAATTATGGCAATCGTCAATCAATTTTTAGCAAATAGAGGACTTAGTCCTATTCCAGTAGATGAAGAAACAATCAGTACGATTGCATTAGCTGTTATCGGCTTGTACACAGCGTGGAAAGATAATCCGACAAGTAAAGAAGGACAATGGGCAAACAAAAAACTTAAAAAATACAAAGCTGAGAAAAAATATCGTCAAGCAACAGGACAAGCACCAACTAAAGAATATATCGAGCCATCAGATTTAGATGAATTAGGGTAGGTGTTAGCATATGTTAATGACAAGAAGACAAGCTGAGAAATGGTTAGATAACTCAGAAGGTAGACAATACAATGCAGATGGTTATTATGGTTTCCAATGTTACGATTACTCGAAAATGTATTTCTATGTTGTCACTGGAGAATGGATAGGTGGACTTAAAGCATCTAACATTCCTTTTGACAATAAAGCGAAGATTGAAAAGTACGCTACGATTATTAAAAACTACGATAGTTTCTTACCTCAAAAAGGTGATATCGTTTGTTTCCCAGATAAATATGGTGGTGGATATGGACATACAGCAGTTGTAACTAGAGCAACACTTACGCAGTTTGAGGTACTCGAACAAAATTGGTTTGGAAATGGTTGGACAGATGGTGTCGTTAAACCTGGATGGGGTCCTGAAACAGTGTCACGTCGTTGGCATTATTACGATAACCCTATGTACTTCATCCGTTTTAACTTCCCTAAAAATATTAGTGTCGTTAAGAAAGCGAAACGAAAACTATCATCTAATAAAGCTAGCGGACAAATTAAACGTAAGAAAATTATGATTGTTGCTGGTCATGGTTATAATGATCCAGGTGCAGTTGGTAATGGCACAAATGAACGTGACTTTATTCGTAAGAATCTAACACCTAAAATTGCTGACTACCTACGCAAAACAGGTCATGAAGTTGCATTATATGGTGGTAGTAGTCAATCACAAGATATGTATCAAGATACTGCCTATGGTGTCCGTGTAGGTAATAAACGTGATTATGGTATGTATTGGGTAAATAAACAAAACTATGACCTTATCGTTGAATTCCATTTAGATGCAGCAGGTGCTAGTGCGAGTGGTGGCCATGTTATCATCTCAAGCGCATTTAATGCAGATAGTATCGACAAAGATATACAAGAAGTCATCAAAGAGAACTTAGGACAAATCAGAGGTATCACTAAAAGAAGCGATTTACTCCACGCTAACGTATCAGCAGAAATCAACATGAACTATCGTTTAGCAGAGTTAGGTTTCATTACTAATAAAGAAGATATGGACTGGATAAAGAAAAATAGTGATAAGTATGCCAAACTGATTGCTGGTGCTATTCATGGCTCTCCTATTGGTGGTGTCGTTGCTAGTAAGAAGAAATCATCTAGTAAGAAATTGAATGTACCTAAAACTATTCCTAGTGGATATAAATTAAACAATAAAGGTGTACCTTATAAGAAAGAAAAAGGTCGCTACACAGTAACAACGATTAAAGGTAATAATGTTAGAACAACATACTCAGATAAAGCAGAAATCACAGGCACATTACCTAATGGAACTGAAATTATCTATGATGGCGCTTTTGCAGTGAATGGCTACCGTTGGATAACTTATCTAAATAACGACTTACAACGTCGCTATATTGCCACAGGAGAGATTGACAAAAATGGTAAGCGAACAAGTTCTTATGGAAAATTCAGTAGAGTGTGATATAATTAGCAAACATCAACCTATTTTTTCACACATTTTACGGGACAAGTTTAGTGCTTGTCCCTCTTTTTTTATGTTATAATAAACCTATAAGGCTTCTTTAATACCAAAGTTTATGATAATTTTAGTTTTATTATTTGTGTTTTAAATGAGTATAAATCGTTATAACCGTACCTTAACAGGTGCGGTCTTTTTTATGTATAAAATATGGAAGTATACACACTATACATTTATGCATGTACCGCCATAGCTTTCTGTAAACTGTTCAATTAAAGCAACCTGTTGTCCTTGTGATGATGCATATTTGGCAAGTGTTTTTCCGGCTTTACCAAAACCAATAACGATTAAA